CTTTAGAGGTATTCACAAGATTTTTAGCTAAAAAAATTGTGGGCGCTAACCGACCAGCCTATCCCATTATGCAAGTCATTCGAGATTTGGTCAAGTTTATCGTAAAAAATGTCGGGACGCCTTCTGGCCTCAAATCGGCCGGTAACGCAATGGTTAACCCAACATCCAATAAATTATTTAAACTTAACATTACACCGTGCGCACTACCAAAAAAGTTTCTAGAAGGAGGATACGAATTAAATTTACATACTGGGGACAAGAACAGCTATAATGCAGCAAAAAGAATACCCATTAATAAGCTATCCAATGTGTTTTTATTAACTCCCCATACAGAGAACCCCGCGAAAGGACGCGCCCTTAGAGGAACAACTAGCGCGTTAACTGAGCCACTCAAGGACAAAGAGGAGGGGATCCCGCACTTCGTTGTTGGCGGACCTGAGCAAGGTATTTTAAAGAGCATAAGCTTTACTGAAGAAACAGACCCGGATTTGGCGATGTCATTGATGAGAGAGGCCTCAAAAGACCCTGCTCTCGCCGGCCGAGGAATAATTCAACCCAAAAATTTCCGGTGCGAAGTAAAACTTATAGGAAATCCATATTTTTATGTGGGACAGCAGTTTTATGTTAACACTTCATTAATCAGCGCTAACAAGTTTGTACAAGAGAGAATTATGAATGGAGGATATTATATGGTAATGAGCGTTGATACCATTTTATCGTCCGGACGTTGGGAAACGAATCTTAAAGGTATCTTAGTCTTATCCGATATCGCTATTTTGAAAGGCAGAAAGGAAAAGGCTGCCGCCCCCGCGGTCAAGATGGGCTACGTGCCGCCTCAAACAAAAGAACAGCTTGATCAGAAGATAAAGGATGCCGAACAGCAAAAAACAGATGCAGTAAAGGGCACACCAACCTCAAAACCACCATTCGTCCCTTGCATTCCAAAAGGTCAGGAATGTTAAAGCGAACTATTAAAAATAGACCGAACAAACTATTTACCAGAGAGGGGGCACCACATTAATGGCTAACGAAATCCTGCCACCGTACGCGAATAACTCTATTAGAAACCCGCAAATGTTTGAGCAGCGGCTTTTATATCGGGAAAAGTCTTTTTCTCGCCTTCTTGATCTCACCCCTTTGGATCTCTTATACGAAAAGCCTTTTTATGGTAAAGTTGATATATATGGCACACCTATTTATCCATCTGAAATTAATATGACTCAGTTACCGGGTGACGGGATGATCTTAGCTTTAGATTTTGTTGCAGCCGCCTTCAGAGATCTTAAAAATTTTATGGATAGGGCCATGGCCGCGGGCAACAGCCTATTCCTCGATATGTTTTCTTCTTATATACCCAAATCAGGATTAAAAAACGTACACCAGGCTTACAATGATCATTTTATTAAATATGTTTTTGAAATGTTCGCGAACGAATATCTTAATGTGCGAAGAATAAATAGAAAAATTAGAAATTTTAAAGATTTAATGCGAGAATTTTTGAATTATACTGAAATAATGTCAGATCAATTTCCAGTCACAAAAACCGGCTTTATTGTTTCTCCACACTGCCCTAATGCTATTAGTGGGCTTTTCATCGAACTAGAAAACATGACCTACGGTGATGATTTGGCTAGCTACAACCGGTTTTTTTCTGCGCCTTCTTTTAACAGATATTTAAAAGTGGCCGCAGTCTTTGGGTTCTATGTAGATAAAAATGCCCCATGGAGATTAATCGCAAATATGGATTCACCTGCTATGACTGGCATGCCATGGAAAGGGGATCAAGGTAAATCGTCGCCCAACGGCGCGGGCTATATGTCACGCTTTGGTGTCAGCATAGAAGACAATAATGTTTTTTCTACTTATTTTTATGAAAGTGAATACTTCTCTTACGAAAGTATTAAGGCGCGCCTATGGAATATGTATATGTCTTTAATAAGCGATCCCAAAACCATGACATATGGCACAATTTATGAAACACGGAATTGTATGGAGGCAGCATATGCGCCCGTCATGGACAACCGATTCGAGACAAGAATTAAAGAAGGATTTAGAGAAAAAGTTCCTATTTATTTTGATGACGGGGATATTCCTCTTGATTGGCCGGCCGATGAACCACCACCACAAACATTTAAACAACAATATACTGACGAAGACTTTTTACCATTTTATCTTAAACTAAGATTGGCGGAGAGTAATATTAAATATAAAGAAAAAGAATTCACGGCAGCCATGAAGAAGATATTTGATTTTTATAGAACTTTTGGAATCGAGGCTGCAGTCGCGCACTTAGGTTATTTGGTCAAACAAACGAGAATTTATAAAGAAATACCTCTTGACAACAAGCCCCCCTTTAAGATAAAATATTTTGGTGACTCGACTAGTTCGGGCTTGTATTCTTATATGAAACCTGCTATAATAAAAAAAGAAAAAGTGCCGGCAACTGAGAGTACTGAATATTAGTTAGATGATTTTTCAAACATTTGATGACAAAAAGAAATGTATAGCTATTTGTGTAAAGGGCAAAATTCACAAAAATAAAATTCCGCCCTCCCTCACAAAAACATGGGACTACTCTGAGGGGCTACAGGGTAAAGATATTAAATATGCAAAATACTATTGTGGTGGAAAGAGCTTGGATGAAGTATGCCCCGACCACTTAAGAAAAGAATGGGAAAGTGTAAACAAAATTTTGAAAGCATTTTACCAAGCGGTCAACGAAGCAAAGCTAGATCTTAATGAGCATTGTTTTTTTGACCTCGTTCCTCCACACTTTTTATTAAACTATGGACACATCAAGGACAAAATTTGCGCTTATATTTTTTCAAATTTTAAAAAACCACAAAATTATGAATTCATGATCAACCTCGCGAAAGTTCTAACAGAGGTAAAGAACACAAAATTGAACATAGATTCGACCCCTTTAGATGCTCGTCGTTACGAGTTTAAGGTGCGGAGATTCCTCAAAAAGATAAATACCATATCTCCTTATATTATATACAATATGCAAGGGACTAAAACTGGGCGCCTCACATCCAAATCTTTTCCAATCTTAACAATGGACAAAGAATATAGAACTATTTTAAAACCCAACAACCAATGGTTTCTAGAATTAGATTACAATGCCGCGGAACTCCGTGTAATGCTTGCACTTTTAGGAAAAAAGCAGCCCAAAGAAGACTTACACGAATGGAATTTAAAAAATGTATATAAAGGAGTGGGCACAAGAGAAACGGCAAAAAAAAGAATATTCGCGTGGCTATATAATCCAGAGTCAAAGGACCAGTTTTCAAGCCGAGAATATAATCGAGAGGAACTCTTAGCAAAATATTGGGATGGAAAGAACATTAAAACTTATTTTGGAAGAGAGATCGAAGCCGACAAACACCATGCTTTAAATTATATTATTCAATCAACAGCCGCTGACTTATTTTTACGGCAAATGATTAATATTTGGGAACTACTTAAAGATAAGAAATCTCAAATTGCGTTTTGTTTACATGATTCTCTTGTAATCGATTTAGCTGAAGAAGACGAAGAGATGGTAAATACAATGAAAGAAAAATTTGCAAATACAGAATTAGGCAAATTTAAAGTAAACGTTTTTGGCGGTAAAAACTTTGGCGAGATGAAAAGGATGAATGTGAGATAATGCAAACAATAATTGGATTAGGGAAAGCCGGCTGCAACATTGCTGATAAATTTTCTCAGTATCCACAATATAATATATACAAGATAGGCACCCACCTTAAAAAAGCAACACGCTGCTATACTTTTCCAGAGTATGATCATCCTGAAAAGTATGAAGAAAACTGCCCGAACTTAAAGCGCTTTCTTAAAAACGTGAAAGATGATGTTTTGGTTATAACTAGCTGCGGCTTCATTTCAGCCTCAGTGCTTAGAATTTTAGAGCAAATAAAACATAAATGTCAAATAAGCATATTATACATCCGGCCGAATCGTTCATTGCTTCCCGAATTGAAAGTTCTTAATGATAATGTTATCTTTCATGTACTCCAGGAGTATGCGCGCAGCGCGCTGCTAGAAAGAATATATTTAGTGGACAACACGGAGATAGATAAAATCATTGGAGATGTGCCCATCCGAGAGCACTTCAACAAATTAAATGAACTCATTGCATATACAATTCATATGATGAATGTGTTTAATAATTCAGAAGCAGAGACTAGCACATTTGCACCGTTCACAAAAACTGCAAGGATGTCAACTTTTAGTTTATTAAATTACGAAACTGGTGAAGAAAAACCATTTTTTGATCTTGACATTCCGCGTGAAAAGAGATATTATTATGGAGTGCCTGAGAAAATGCTTCAAACCGATGGAACACTATTGAAAAAGATCGGAGAGCAGTTAAAAGAACAAAAACAACATGATAAAATGAAGATGAGCTATGGAATTTTTTCTACAAGCTATAATGATGTTTATGCATTTAGTTTGTTAAACAGCTCAGTAGTTCAAAATAATAATTTTAGACTTGACAAAGAATTAAATTTATAGTATTATATAAAAATAGCGGTACAAGAGAGTTATTGTACTGACTTTAACAAAAAGGAGACAAGAAAATGTCAATTGATTTAGATAAAATGCGCGAGCGCATGACCACCCTCAAAACCAAAGGAGGCGCTAATAACCGATTTTGGCGTCCACCAGACGGCGAATCAGTAATTCGTATTGTTCCTACAGCCGATGGAGATCCGTTCAAGGACTATTGGTTCCACTACAACGTTGGAGACAACCCTGGCTTTCTTAGCCCGAAGAGAAACTTTGGGGAAGACTGTCCGTTGGACTCTTTCGTCCGCCAGCTTTGGCAAGAAGGAACGGAGGACAGCAAACGGATGGCTAAGAAGTTGTCTGCTCGTCAGCGTTTTTTCGCACCCGTGCTTGTTCGCGGCGAAGAAGATCAAGGTGTCCGCGTTTGGGGTTTTGGAAAACAAGTTTACGAAAGCCTTCTTAATCTTGTTTTGAACCCGGAATATGGGGACATCACTGACCCTGAAAAGGGCATTGATTTGGCGATTAATTATGGCAAGCCCGTGGGTGCGAGTTTCCCAGTCACGCAACTCACCCCGCGACGACGAAGTTCCCCGCTTTGTCCCGATGACCCTGAGA